CCGCACCTGTTACTTGAACATAGTTTACAGCAGAAGCGGTGCGAGATACTTGCATTTGTAATTCTGCAAAGCTATTTGTATAAAACTTAACTGCACCTGCAACTGCTGATGATAGTCCTAAATTTACACCACCTGATGATGCGGCGGCAGAAACTCTTTGCTCGTTACCTGAATTATCTCTTGATAATAATGTATATTGTCCTGCTGATACTGCTGAATCTGTAATTTGAACTTGATTGGCTGTAGCAGTATTTAGGTTAATTTTACCTGTGCTAATGGCACTTAATGTTAAGTTATTAGTTGTTGCTGTAACAGATGGTGTGGTGACAGATGTGAATGCACCTGTATTAGGGGTAACATCACCAATAGGAGTAGGACTAGATAGATACTCTTCAATACCAAGTTCAATTAATGAGAGTGCACCATTCTTTAAACTCTGAATGACTAATTCTTTTTTGTCATTAGGAATTACATCACCAGCATTGATCTCTTGACCATTAGATAAAGTAATTACAAGTGAACCATCAAAGTCTACACGAGCATCAGTGACAGATATGCCATCTTTACCATCTGCTCCGTCTTTACCATCTTTACCTTGTTTCCCATCCTTACCATCTAAACCTCTAGGACCAACATCACCCTTGTCCCCTTTGTCTCCCTTATCACCTTTATCGCCCTTAGGAGCATTAATGGTGACAGATTGAATCTCAGCTAAAACAATTTCTTTAATCTTAGCAAGTTCTTCTTCAATGTCAACTTCTTCAGGTAGTTCAAAAGTTTCTATAACTTCTTGAGGTAAAGCAATAGGCGAAGCAACAGAAGCCTTCTTCTCTAATTCTTCTAATAAAGCAATTTGCTCTTTTTTAGTTAAACTAAATACATCTTCTAGTAAACTCATTATTGAGGTTTAGCCTTTTTGTTCATTTGAAGTTTAACAATCTCAGCATTTTGAGCTATGTCTTGTTCTTTAAGATTAATTGACTTTTCTTTAAGCATTAAGTCAGCAATCTTAGCTCTTCTCTCAAATTCTTTATCATCTGCTGTTCCAGCTTCTAAATTGTTTGAAAGAGCAGCGGCAAGTTTAGCTTTAGTCTCTTCAGGCATAAGTTGTGTCTCTACCATATTCTTAGTAGCATTTGACTTATTAACTTCCACTTCTGATACAACCTTAGCAATGTCAGCTTGAGCTTTTTGCATTTGCATTTGTAAAGCAGCTTGCTGAATTTGTTGTTGTTCAGGATTTGGTTGCATTGATTGTTGTACTTGAGCCATTAATGCGTTTCTATTTGGTAAACTTGAGTTAGCAAGTACACCTTGTAAGAGAATAGGAACGATTGGACTATCAGGACCAAGTGTTTTGAGTAGGTTAATGATTTGTGCTTGCTCAACTTCACGAGCTAACATACCTAATGTTGAAGAAGGAATGAATTTCCAGTCTTTAACAGGGAAGTTTTCAGGGTCAAACTGCATAAATCTCCATGCACTCTTCTCAATGAATGGAATAAGGAACTGATCTTGGAAATTGACAAGAGTTCTCTTATTTTTCTTCAATATTGAGGATAAAGTGATAGAAAGTTCACCACCTGCAGGTTGTACTGCTGTAGATTGGGTGTCTAAAGTACCTGTAGCTTGTAAAAGCATGGTTTCAAACGCTTGTGCAGTCTGAATATTACCCCCATCTGTCTGACCAAACTTGAATGGCATCAATATTTCAGATGGATTACCATTAGTTAGCACAGATTTACCTGGTTTAATCTCAAATTTAGAGCCACGAGGTAGGCGAGTAGCATCCATACCCATCATAGGTACAGTTGTAAGGGCTAAAGAGTCAAGGTGACTACGCAATTGAGCATCAATAGCCTTCTGCATATTGTAGCCTTTCTCAGCTACACCACGACCCCAAAAGCGATTAGGCACTGTATCGTCTTGATAAGCAATAACAGGGCGATCTTTCATCATGTAAGGGCTTCTTTCAGCCTTTAATAACTTGTCATCATTACCAATAACAACAATAGCCTCTACTAAATCTCCATACTCTTCCATGAGTTCAGAGACTTCTTTCTCTTCTTTAAATAAATCTTCTACTTCATCCTCAGTTGCATCTAATAATGCAGCAGGAACTAAGCCATAATAACGGATGAGTTTAATTTTGTCATCAAAAGATTCTTGGTCTAACCATGAAGGTTCTAAATCTTTATCAGGAGTTGAGTCGTCTTCAATGTCAGTGTCTTTATACACACCAGCTTTAACATTCTCAGCAACTTTATGAGCAGATACAAACTCTTCAATAGCAACACCTAGTGCATCTTCAATAGATGTAGCTGTAGGGTCAATAAGGAAGTTCTGTGGGGAAATAGGTTTGAGGGTAACATTGATTTTATCTTTTTCTTCTACACCCACTGCCACTGCATCTACTTCAGGTAGTTGTCTTGTAGCAGGGACTAGCTCTTTAGATTTCTTTAGAACAATCTCACCAATACCAGTACCATAGATAGAAGCTAAAAGAGTTACATCACCAACTGCTTTGCGGAGTTTATTCTTCTTAAAAGATTCTTTCATGTACCCTTTAAGATATTCTACATCTTGTCGTTGTGGGTCCATCATGTCATCTTCAATATCAAAGAGGTGATCTCCTTGACCAAAGATAGCTTCTTCAATCTCAGCTGTATGGTTCTCAATAGCTTGTTGTAGAGCAGGGGATGTAATGCGACTTCTTTCTGAATCTCTTAAACGATCTTCAGCAGCCCATTCACCTCTCCAAAGTCTTTCATACTCTTTCCAATCTTGAAGGTAATTAGTGTCTCGATGGTCACGCCATTCTTCGATGTATTCTAATACCCAGTCAACAAGTTTGTTTGCCATAGTTTTTCCTCTAATATCCTGTTATTGTATCTATTGCTTCAAAACCTTCATCTTCATAATCTTGGAAATACTCTACAATTTGAATCTGATCTATGTATGCTAAAGCATCCACCAAGTCATCATGAAGCAGATGATTAGGAAAATTAACGAGCTGATCAATAAACTCATTGTTCCAATCCCCTTCGTTAAGTGTAACCTTGCCATGTTCAAATCTACCTTGTAAAGCCCACACTATACGATCTGTCTTCTTTTGGTTTCCATGAGTGACATCATCAATTCTAAAATAATTATTATGAGTTCTCATCAAATCCATTAAGTAAGGAAGAGCAGCATTCTTTAAGCTACCCTTCTCAATTCCTACAGCCACTGGTTGATATTCTACTACTGCTCTCATAATCTGTGAGCAAGTTTCTTTAATATCCCAACGACCATGTTTAATCTCTGCTACCCACCATCCACCTTCGTGGACTTTAACTATGGCTATAGCTGTTTCATCCAGCTTACTATTCTTGTTACCTGACTCTTTATCGACATTAATGAAACCAGCCAAGTCAACTGTAATAAAATAACGACCATCACTAGGTTCTTCTTCATCAATCTTTATCCAATCTTCTTTGAATATATTTCTGCTGGCAGCTTCAAATGATGCGAGAAACTCTTGCCTAAAAGCAAAGCTGGACATAGATTGTTTAGCAGCTTCAATTTCTTTTGCAGGGATTAAGGGGTTATCGTAAGAGGAATAATGGAAACCTGTCCACTCTACATCTTTACCACTCTCTGCATATTTGTATAGTTCATAGAAATGATTCCTACCTTTAGGAGTTCCTATGAACATCGCACCACCCTGTACATCAGCTAGGGCTGGTCTTAAAATCTGTTCCCATACATTCGGTTTAATGTCGGCATACTCGTCAATGACTACGAATGCTAAACCCACACCTCGAAGTGTATCAGGTCTATCTGCACCCTTTAAGAAAATCTTTCTTCCATTTACCAGTGTAAGGATAGAAGTGTTTTCATGTGCAGCACTGATTACTTCATGTCCTAGTTCTTTTAGCAACCCCCAAAGAATGTCTTTAGCTTGTTGGTAGGTTGGAGCAACATAGAACACATCTTTATTTTTACTCTTTAACGCTTCAATGAGAAGCATCCATGCAGCTAATCGACTCTTACCAAATCGTCTACCTGCAGCTACAACTTTAAACCTTGTTTTGTCATTAAAGACTTCTAGCTGCTTTTCATGCAGCTTTACTTGTAAATTAGCCAATTAGAATTGTCGTATATAACTTAAATAGAGAGCTTTGTCCTCAGGACTAAGTTGGTTAAATTGTGCTTGTAATGTATTTAGACCTGAAGAGTAGGAAGCATCAATACCTGTAGGTTTAAATTCACCCATCTTGTACTCAGGATCATAATAGCCTTGACCTGACACTCCGACATTAAGATTTGCATCCTTCATAGGAATATCTAAACCTAGTCTAGCTCCACCACCTAAACCTGCAGAACCTCCACCAGCATCTATAGAAAGATCTAATCGTGGTTTTGGTATAACAGCGTAAGGAGTAAATTTATCTTGTATGTCTTCGTTATTGTCCATCTTCTTCTTTTATTTCCTCGTAGTCAGCGTCTGTAATTTCTTCTTCACTAGAATGTATCACTGTTTCACCTACACCCATAATCTGAATGCTAATTTGATTACTTTTACCCTTGGCTTTCTCTAAATAGTCAGCTGGAAGGATACGATCCATTACAATCTTTAAACAAGCCATCTGATCGTCATCTGTAT